GTTAATCGCAGGGCGTTTGCTTATGCGAATTTCAATAATGATAAGTTCGCAGCGTTTGCCCCTGCGGGTTAGAGTCATGCGTTCGTGAATCAGACAGTGGGGGGCGTGATGCCCCCCCGTTATTAAAAACGGGTAACTACCCTAACCTACAAAGTGTTACGAAAGGCAGCTATGTTTTCCAAGCAATATAAAAATTTTTTTCCCTATATAAAAACGACCATGAAGTTCATCAATATGAAGAAAAATTTTGAGGAAATTTTTAGCACCATAGAGATTGACCAAGCAACTGATAGATATCATATAACGGTCCCAGAGGAAGTCATGAACGAATTCGGATGGTACGAAGACACCGAACTCCAATGGGTCGTTGATGGAGACGAGTTAATGATTCAGGAAAAAGAATGAAAGAGTATCACATATATTTCAAGAAACGTTGTATATTCAAAGAACTGAGTGAAATACAATTTAGACTTATATGGCCGTTACTAAATCGAGATTATAATACCGAGTTATCCTACTCAGAAATTACGGAAAACCCCTCTGAATCGTATATTGACGCATCTTATTGACAATGCATATATAAGGTGATATAATTGACTTGTAATTACAACACGTTATGGCTAAAGGATTTACAGTAAAAGCAAAGCCTCCCACTGGTTCATCGGGAAAAAAAGAACCTGAGTGGGATATTGATAAAGCAAAGGAAATGGTAAAGGGGAAGTCAGTAGTCTTCTGTTTACCAGGAAGAGGAGTATCCTATCAGTTCTTAAAGAGTTTCGTACAACTATGTTTTGACTTGGTACAGAATGGAGCAAGCATACAGATATCTCAAGATTATTCATCCATGGTGAATTTTGCAAGATGTAAGTGTCTTGGTGCGAATGTTCTCAGAGGTCCAGACCAGATTCCATGGGACGGAAAATTAAAGTACGACTGGCAACTCTGGATTGACTCGGATATTGTTTTCAACACCGAAAAGTTCTATCAGTTAGTATTGATGGATCAAGACATTGCAGCAGGATGGTATTGTACCGAAGATGGTAAGACAACTTCTGTAGCACATTGGTTAGAGGAAGATGATTTCAGAAATAATGGTGGAGTCATGAATCATGAAACCATTGATAGTATTTCAAAGCGTAAGAAACCATTCACAGTAGATTATACAGGTTTCGGATGGCTCCTAATCAAGAATGGAGTATTTGAGAATGAAGGTCTCAAGTATCCTTGGTTTGCTCCGAAGATGCAAGTATTCGAGAGTGGCGAGGTGCAGGATATGTGTGGCGAAGATGTCTCTTTCTGCCTAGATGCAATAGCAGCAGATTTCGAAATTTGGTGCGATCCTCGTGTAAGAGTAGGGCATGAAAAAACAAGAATTATATAAAATTCTTATTGATGGTAGAGAAGTATTCACAGCATTAGGTCAAGGTGAATACTTCAGTCGTATGGAGGATTATGCACTGGAATACTACCAGACAGGTTCTCCACACCCTGATAAAATAAAAACTGAAATTTACACAGAGGACAATTAATGGCAAAGGCAACAGGTGGTCTGAGTGGTGGCGATTTTGTTTCATCACCGCCGAAGAAGACTCGACAAGGAAGCGGGAAACACACAAAATATACGGCGACCTCTCGTAACTCGGCTCGTAAGAGACCCAGAGGGCAAGGAAGGTAAAGAAAGGACTCCATTTTATATGGGGTCTTTTTTTTATTGACAACCCATATAAATAAATAAAAACTATGTCCGATGGCCATTAAGAGGATATCAAGAGCATATAAAGATATTAGTCTATCTTTTGAGCCTCATCCAGTATCAAATGATTTAAAAGTCTTAAAGAATGAAAATGCTATTCGTAGATCGGTAAGAAATATTGTTCAAACCATACCTACGGAAAAATTCTTTAATCCATTATTTGGGTCAGATGTCTATAGAAGTCTATTTGACTTTGTAGACTTTGGTACTGCATCTACTATTCAGAGCCAAATTGAAATAGCACTAGATAATTATGAGGAAAGAATTGATGATGTACTAGTCGAAGTCGATCCTCAACCAGACCTTAACTCTTTTGAAATAACGGTAAGATATGACATTATTGGACAAGAGTTTCCATCA